GCATATGAAAGTTTCACTATGATATCGTTTGTTTCTTGCTCCATTGTAGTCATTAGTCTTCCTTTAGTGTTGATAGCTCTGTTATATATAGCATGTAATCCAGGACTCTATCAATTGGCCCTACGATTCTCTGATTATCTGTGAGAAATAAAAGGATAAACCCAACGGTTAGTGTAACGAAAAAAGGGATTACTAATGCTAGCCTGATAAAATACTTCATTCCTTGTCCTTCATAGAGTTTCCAATGATCTGTTCAAGTGTTTGTGACATACCGACTTCCATCTTATCAGTAAACAACTTTAAATGTTTACCTAAATTTTCAAGCGACTTGTCTTTATTCCAGAGTTTGACCTTAACTACTTTGACAACTGCTAACTCTTCACCGGTATCTCTGTCTCTTTCGACTCTCTCTTCTATATCTATATTTTGAATTGTTTTTGCTACGTGGTCCGGGATCTCAGATATGTTCTTGAAAGTGCCATCATCATTCAACATGTCCTTTACACTTGAACTTGCTATCTTGTGAAGCTCCCCTAGAACAAAGTTAGCATCAATTTTAACTTCCTTTATTCTTTCCTGATTAAGCTTATACACTAATTCCTGGACCTTAACTTTGCTTAACATTCTTGACGCTTGGCTTTCTGCTGTAGCCTCGCTGTATGACGCTCTAATAGCCGCTTGCTTGCCATTCAGGTCTATGATGTACTCGTGGCAAAATCTTTCTTGCTGCGGTGTTAGTTCGTTCTGATCACTCATAGTAATATTAGACTCCAAAAAAATTTAATTTACAATATATTGGCATATAAAAATTTCAAAGTTAAGAAAAATATATGTAAATAATGTTGTACTCTTGTCAAGTATATGAGATAATATACCTCTTAAATATAACACATATCAATGATATGCACCAACCAAAGGATAAGCATGAAGCATCACACCGAATTTAATTTTACTCATACTTTAACACAATACGTTGATGATCGTGAAGTAGATGAAGAGTCAATTGACCTAACAATTGTGGTTAAGGCATGTCTTGACGCAACCCCAGGATATGAAGGTCTTGAATGTAGCTCAAGGATCTATGACAAAACTGGTGAGCAAGATCTTACCGATGTCATTAGGTTTTTCAATAAAGAGTTTTCAATGGAACTTGAATATCTAATTGATGAAGAAGTGAATAAAAATATGGCCGAAGCTCTATGTGAGTGGAGAAATGAAGGTCTAATCTAAATAAATTTTATAGGAGAAATTATGAAGAAGGCAAAAATTATGGATATATTATCCGAAAAAGATTACAGGACTTGCGTAGAGATTACTAAAACCTGTAGCGATTATGAGATGTGTAGAGAGATATCTAGATTAGTTATTGAACCAAATATTAGATCAATCGATAAGATCTTAGGTCAAAAAAATGATCCTCAATACCTGGCATATGCGATTGTTTACGCTATTGAAGCTGGCAAGCATAGGGAGTTTTAACATGTTGATGGATGTTTTAATTGTTTTTATTTTAACCATGCAAGTGCTTTTACTTGCCGTGATATTTAAGTTTGTGAAGTCTTAAATAGGAGTTTATATGTATATTGATCCGTATATTATTGTTGTGATTGTGCTGCTTGGCTTGAGGTGTACCTACAGAACAATATATCCAATACCAAAAGAAAAGGAAGATGCGATCGTTTTCAGGTCGCAAGGTATTTTAATAGGAATTTTAGTGCCGTTAGCCATGCAAGTTATAGTGAATATATTTGTATTTATAAGTGAAATAATCTAACCAAAGGAAAAAAGATGAGTGATCAACTAGATCTAATTGAACAAAAAGAGAAGCAACTGGTAACTATGGAGTCTCAAATTTTAGAGTTATCCATGCGTCCTGATTTCGATCCTGACAAGCTTTCAAAGTTAATTGATATGCAAGAAAGGCTTGAGAATAGACAAGCTGAGAAGTCTTTAAATGCGGCCCTTAGTGGCTTCCAAAAAGAATGCCCTATTATCAACAAAATCAAAAAGGCACATAACTCGAACTATGCACCGTTTGATGAGATTGTCCACGTTATTAAGCCATTCCTAGGTAAATATGGATTGTCATATTATTTCGATACTAAGAATGTCGATGAAAGAACAAGCATGATAACCATTACAATCAAACATGCCGATGGTGGTCAATATAAATCTGAGTACTATTACGAGAAACTAGATGATGGCGGCAAGATGAATCAATCTCAAAGAAGAAAGTCTGCACTTACATATGCGAAACGTGCGGCCATTGAGTCGGCTTTAGGTCTTGCGGTCCAGGAAGAAGATGATGATGCGAATAGGGCCACTGATATCTCTGCAACTGAAGAACAAAAAAGTGAGATTCTCTCAATTGCAAAGAGTACTGACACAGATATGCCAAAGCTTCTAAAGTTCCTAAGAGTTGATAACCTGGATATGCTAACTTCACTCGAAGCTAAAAAAGCTATTAAGGCATTGATGCAAAAAAGAACCGTGGTCCAGGGCGGCCAAAATGTTTAGGACTCTAGACGTTGAACAAAACAGTGAAGAGTGGTTCAAAGCCAGAGGTCCACTCATTACTGCTAGTGAATTTTCAAAGGTAACAACTCCAGCTAAATGCAAAAGGTCAACCTCGCTTGAGACTTTGATCAATAAAAAAGTCGCATTCCTACTCACTGGAAAATTAGAAGATACCTTCCAAAGTGAGGCAATGAAGCATGGTAACGAGACTGAAGATGAAGCTTTAGAATTTATCAACTTCACCAGGGATCTAAACTTTGAAAAGATTGGCTTCCTGGAGTCTATGGAAGTTCCTTGTGGTGGTTCACCTGATGCTATAAACCTGGAAGATAGAATAGGTCTAGAAATAAAATGTCCACAACCTAGTACTCACGTTGGTTATCTTTTAAAGAACGAACTACCAACCACATACTTTTCCCAGGTCCAGGGACTGATGATGATTACAGGTTTTGATCGATGGGTATTTGTTTCATATTGCGATGGTATGTCACCTTTATATCTGGTATGTAAGAGAGATGAGACATACATCAATGCATTGAGACAAGATCTTATTTATGCTGGAGCTGAGATACAAAAAAGATATGAGAAATTAAAAGGTCAACTGTGAACGAACTGGAGTCAAAGGCAAGATCGAAATTAATTGTAACTATAGATATCCTGGAAGGAAGTAATAAATATCTCGAAGGTGAAATTTTAAAACTAAAAGAAGAAATTGCAAGACTAACATTTGCCAATGCCGTCCAAAGAACAACTATAGATATTACTCAAGGTGCATTAGAATTTATGAAAAAACATCCTAAATAATTTACACGATCTAAAATTAAAAAGCTTTACTGATCTAGAATAATTATTTAAGTTAAAAGAAAAAAGCTAACCTTATACACACACTATTAATAAGGTTAGCTTCAAAAGATGATAATAATGATAAGACACAATGATATATTTTCTATATATCGTCAAGTTTTATCATCTAAATTTAAGAATAAAAATACAGTTATAAGCATCATACTGAAGAATAAAAATACAGTTTAAAGGGAACAAGATTATGGCAAAAAGGTTTACTGATACGGAAAAATGGAAAGATGTTTGGTTTGAAGAACTAAGTGGACCTGCGAAACTAATGTATTTCTTTTATCTAGATAACTGCGATTGTGCTGGAGTCTGGAAAGGTAGCTTTAGACAATTCGAATTTTTCAGTGGTTTTAAATACAAGAAGTCTGATTTTTTAAGTGACTTTTCTGAGAAAATAAAGGAACTACCTAACGGATCTTTCTTCATGCCTTCATTTATAAAGTTCCAATATGGCGAGTTAAATCCATATGATAAAAAAACAAATAAAGGTAACAAAGCACATCTAGGAGTGGCAAAGTGCTTAAATTACAACAACATAGAGATAAGCCCCTTGGTAGCTCCTACCAAGCTCCTTAGTAGCTCCTTGCTAGGTGTACAGGAAAAGGAAAAGGATAAGGATAAGGAAAAGGATAAGGAAAAGGAAAAGGAAAAGAAAAAGAAAATTTTAAAAGATTCCTTTTCAGATAATCTTGTCGGCTTGTTTGATGATAATGAAATAATCGCATGGTTAAAATCCACTGGAACTAAAAAAATACAAGATGAATTATTCCTTAACTATGACGCAGCATTCCTAAAAGATGAAATAACCAATGCTTTTTTCTGGAAGCAAGAAAATAAAAAAACCAGGAAGGCCGGCTTGTATTTAAAAACCTGGTGCGAAAGATCCAACAACCCAGAAAAGGCAAGTCAAAGACGAAAAGATGAACTAGATAAGAAACTGTTAGAGCTGATAGGTGGTGAATAATGTATCCAGAGCAAATAGACTTTGATCAAGAAAAAATAAATGCTTTAACCGCTAAGTCTGCTGAGTGTTTTTTTAGAAGCAATTTTAAATTTCTAACCGCTCACAATGGTATTCGTAAAAAAAAGTTGCACTTACTCTTGTCTCCAACCTCTGGTGGTAAGTCCACGGTGGTTAGGTCGATACTGTGTGATATGGTGTTTAGAAACAAAGATAAGAAAATATTACTATGGTTATCAGAAGAATCAAAAGAAGATTTCCTGGTAGAGTTTGCGGCCACTGTACCACCGAACGATGTGCTTAAGAATATTCGTATTGTTTCAGAGATGGACACAACTCATACCGATGAAGAAATAATAAGCACGATAGAACAAGCAATTGATCTTTACGATATTGATTTCCTGATGATTGATAATATAACAACCTCAAAGTTCTATGGTGAAAAAACTCCTAACGAACAGATGGCCATGTCAAAGTGGTACAAAGGTTTACTAAACAAGACAACCGTTTTTCTAATAGCTCATACTAATTCCAATGATTATAACAATAGGCTTTTGAATGAGACTGATATCAGAGGTTCTAAGAACATAACTAACCTGGTTGAGTTTTTGTATATACTTCAACCCATACACGTTGGGGATAGGCTATTCCAATTTATAAATATAAAAAAACACAGAGGTCAAGAACTCAAGGGAAGATTTTTTAGGTTATTTTATGAACCAAAAATTAAGTCATTTGACCGGGATGCAAAGGTTAACTTTGAAGCCTTCAAAGAAATTTTTGCCATGAGGAATCAACTTGGAAAATAAAAGAAAAGATATACCTAAAGAATACCTACTGCTGGTTGATTGGTATGAGTGGATAAAGTATGACATGTTCACAAGCTTAAGCCTGGAGTTGTTTTGCGAGTATGAAGTTATGCTTGATTGGTTAACTGAAGAACTACATGAGAAGTTTGATATATATGAAACTATAGGCAATGAAATAACACAGGATAACTACATGTCATTCTGGTTCGAGTTTGATCGTAGCTTTAACAAAGAGTCCATCCTGGATATGGAATCAGATAAGAAATATGAAATCAAAAAAAGATACGGTGGTTATACCATGATTGAAATTAAAAATGGTTGACAACTAATAACACAAAATGAAAAAGTTAAAAAAAGAAATTTAACAAAGGAAAAACTATGAACAAAGTAATTTTGTCCGGCCACCTAGGTCAAGCTCCAGAATTAAAAAATACACCAACCGGGGACTCGGTATGTACTTTTACACTAGCAACAACTGAGAAATGGAAAGACAAGTCCGGCAACAAACAGGAAAAAACTGAGTGGCATCGTATTGTCGCATGGAAACATTTAGCTGATCTTTGTTCAAAATATTTAGACAAAGGTTCTAAGATATTGGTCGAAGGCAAAATTGCCACAAGAAGCTGGCAAGATAAGGAAGGTAACACAAAGTATGCAACTGAGATTACGATGGCTCAGATGGAGTTTATGGGACGCTCAGAGGGTACTCAGAGTCAGGGCACAACCAATAATAACACTAGCTCAAACAATAAACCAGCTTTAACTCACAGCGATATACCTTTTTAGTGGAAAAATATAAGACGGATGAATATTGTCTTTGTTGTGGGATTGTTGCACCTGGCGGTAATGCTCTCCATCACGTAAAGACTAGAGGTGCAAGGGGGTGTGATTCTAAATTTAATCTCATGCCCTTGTGTTTTGTTCATCATACTGAAGTTCACAAGATAGGTATGAATAGGTTCAGTGAAAGATATATAAAGGTTTACAAGTGGTTAAAAGATAACGATTGGATATTCTTTGAACTTAATCAAAAATGGATAAGATTCCCAAAAGGAAGTGAATAATGTTTATGTATAGAGGTAGGAATAAAAGAGTAAGAATGGCCACAAGTTTTGCAAATCAACTAATGCAAAACCACGCTAAGTTTTTTGATGTAATTAAAAATGCTGAACAGTTTATGGATACCGAAGTTGCTAATGAAGATATTCTTTTATTTATGCAAGATCGCTTTATGAATTGTATCCAGGAAATAAAGGTAAGTAGGCGATATAATCCGTTCGGATCTGCTATAGCAAGCTTTAACCCAAGAAGACCTAATGAGATTAGACTGAATGCATGGAAATTAAAAAGATCTGCTGATAGTATTTGTGGTTCTATCATGCATGAATTTGTCCACCTGGTTGACAATTTCTATACAACTGCAACTTTCGGCCATGCATATGAATACCATGTAGGTCGTGAAGACTCCGCACCGTATAAGATAGGTGAGTTATCTAAACTACATACAACCAAAACAATAGACTAATGAATAACTTACATAAGGAAAGTTTCTTTTGGTATGCCATTAGTGGCCTGGCCATTCTATATATTTTAAAGGAAGTGATAATTTGAGAAGTCTAAAAAAAATAAGTGAGCATGGTGAACAAGTGAGAATATTCCAGTGGGCAAAGCTCATGGAAATAAAATATCCTCAACTTAAATATATGTTTTCAACTTTAAATGGTATCAAGCTTTCAATTGGATCTGCGAAAAAAGCCAAGTTGTCTGGTAACAAAAAAGGTGTGCCGGATATTATATTCCCTTATAAGTCTGGAAAGTATTCCGGCCTTATGATTGAGCTTAAGATTGAATACAATAAACCAACAACTGAACAAAAAGATTATATAAAATTTACAAGGGATCAAGGTTTTTATTCCCAGGTATGTTATGGTTCGGATGAATCTATAGAGCTTATTAAAAACTATATGGATGGTGCTTTATGAATCAAATAGATGAGGTTACCATCTGGATAGAAAGACAATCGAAGCCATGTAGTAACTGCAAAGAAGTGAAAAGCTTTTCAGAGTTTCATAAAAACAAAGCATGTCGAACTGGTAGGCATAGTTATTGTCGCAAGTGTAGAGGTATCCAGGGATCGCAAAGCCAACTAAATAAAGCTGCTGAGAATGGTGAAGATGTAAGAGAGTGTGAAGAGTGTGAGCTATTATTTAGATCAAAAAATTATAATAAGTGTCGCAATTGTAGGGGGAAAAATGTTTGAAATTATAGTATTATCAATAGCAATATTGGCAAGTAATGTTTTAGCAATAGCTTTTATCAAGGGAGCAAACAGATGATTGAAAAAATAATTAAAGTATTAGAGGAAGTTGTTGATCGCAAGTCAAGAATGTGTGATGGATATAGTAAGTCGGATGATATCGGAGCTTGTTATCATGGCCAAGTTCATCCGGTTAAAGAGATGATTAAATTTTTAGAAGAGATGGAGAAAGAAGATGAATAGTTTTTTATCCTTTGAAAGATCTAGAGAAGATGTATGTACGGTTGAGATGGAAACTGTAGAGTGTGCTGAATGTGATCGTGAGTTTCATAGGGAAGTAGGCTCAGAGTATATTATCTGTAGTAAAAAATGCTTAGACGATGCTAAGTTTGCGTTTAGTGGTGAAGATTGATCGGTGCAATTATTAAATAACGGTGCGATTGGTGCAATTAGTTAAAGGATAAATATGAAGGATGTTGGTTTGTACCATGACGATAATGAGTTTGTTTTATTATCTAAGTACGAAAAATTAGAAAAACAACTAAAAGAAGCTGAGAAGGTTATTGATTTTTATGCTGATAAAACCAATTGGATGAAAATTATTGATGGTAAATATAATTTAGGCAAAATTTGGGTTTACGTTGATTATGAAAATAGATTTATAGATAATTCAATCACAACTGAGAATGGAAAAAAAGCAAGAAAATACAAAACTAAATACACTAAAAATGAACAATACGGATAACAGTATAGAATAAAACTATACGCTTAGGGAGATAATATGAGTAGCAAATTTAAAAACATTGGTAAGACTGTTAAAACCTGGAGACTACACAATGATATATCTCAGGCTAGGTTAGCGAAGGCCATTGGTTATAAGAACGGCCAATTTATATCTAACCTTGAGCGTGGTCTTTCCAGCATACCGCATGAAAAAATATTGATACTCTGTGAAGTCCTCAATATAGAAACTGAGTGGATAGTTGATGCAATACTCCAGGACCATAGGAAAGAAATAACTACATGCATCGATATGTGTATTATCAAAAAGAAGGAACTCCCTTCTATGCCGAAGTTTTTGGCAAGTAGTATGACAAATAAACCTGAACTAATATATTTCTAATCGCTTGATCTTTTTGATCAGTCTTAAATAACTTTCTTGTTTTAGATTATTCTCTTATAATTTTTACATGAAAGAACTTCCTTATAGAAAACACATTGTTGCTCTAGATCAAAGTGTCTTGATTATTAGTGACATGCATGCTCCTTATTCTCACCCCGATTGGTTTCCATTTTTAAAAGCTATTAAGGATAATTATAAACCGGATCTTGTTGTGAATGTTGGTGACGAGTGTGACAAACATGCTGAAAGTTTCCACGATAGCGAGAGTTGTTTATCTAATTCTGACGAAGAACTAGACGATGCTATTCTAGAAATGCAAAGACTACATAGTTTATTTCCTAAGATGTATTTAGCCGAGAGTAACCACGGTTCAATGACCTATCGTAAGTTGAAGTCGCAAGGTGTAAGCATCAGGAACTTAAAACCACTACATGAATTATATGAAACTCCATTATGGCAATGGCATCACGAAATAATGCTTGAGACTCACCAGGGTAAAGTTATAGTTGTCCACGGGAAGTCTGGAGCATATAACAAGCTCGCTTCAGAGTTTGGTTGTAGTGCTGTACAAGGTCACTTCCATGCTAAGTTTGAAATTACCTGGCATCAATCGGCCCACTCAACTAGGTTCAATATGATAGTTGGTTGTCTTGTCGATCCTGATTCAATGGCATTCGCATATGGAAAGAACTTTCCTAAAAAGCCAATACTAGGTGTCGGTTGGATAAATGAGCTAGGTGAACCAGCACTAATAAGAATGATGTTAGATAAGAATGGAAGATGGAATGGAAAACTTTAGCATATCCATAAGAGAAGTAAAAAACCTTGATCCCATTATATTATTGAACGAACTAATTTTTCCAGAGGATGAACTAGATGTCGGACATAACACTTTTCATTGGCTTGCAAGAAACAAGCATAATAACGAACCAGTCGGTTTCTGTAGCGTTTCCGATTTTGGGGAAGGGATATTATTCCTATCTAGAGCTGGACTCTTACCAGAGCATCGTGGAAGAAATATTCAGAGAAGATTTATTCGTGTACGAGAGAAGTTTGCAATACGTAACGGGTATCAAAAAATCATAACCTATACATTGAAAAATAATTATAATAGTATTAGTTCTTTAATTAAGTCCGGTTATCATATCTATACTCCAGCTTATGAGTATGTTGGAAAAGATTTTACTTACTTTATAAAGGATCTTTGCGAGTGAAGTGCCAAGTTAAATTCTTTCCTATAAAATTTAACCCTGATCTGGAAGAAATAAAAAGACTCCAGGATATCCAGGACATGATAACACATACTCATCAAAACATTCGGAGTGAAGCAAAGAATAAATATGACTATGCTGTAAGGATGCAAGCTCTACATAAGAGAGTACGAAATAGTTGGAAACTTCTTGATGGTATTGTTTAGTTATTTTTTGCACTTTCTTTTAGATAGCAAACAAAGATAATGGCCGTATTCCCTGGCTTCATAATATAGCTTTAGCTTTTCAATATTTTCCTGGTCTTTTATGACTGTCAATTTACTAGGTATAGCTACTATCTTACCATCACATGCCATCATGCCAAGTGTCGCACCATCCTGGATAAGTGTAATGCACTCATTTATAACAGGTCTATTGAAATAAACTTCTGGTGTTCTATTCTCGCAAGATGCCAGGGTTATTAAGCTGCTGTAAAGTAACACTATGGGCAATAAGTTCTTCATTTGTTTCGGCCTTTGATATTGCTAAAATTAAAGCATCTCTTTGATTTTGTGTTGTCACTCGATGTCTATCTATTTTCTTTATCTTGTGGTCCAATAATTTTTCACTTAATAAATTGATAAGATCAAAGACATAAGGAACGGCCTTTGCAATTGAAAATATTCCTGATGCAATGGCCGTTATTCCCATTATGCTTGCTCGATTTCTTTACCAACTTCATAAAGCTTTTTAACGATCTCAAGTGCTTCAGCACCATCTAGATCTTTAACTTCATCAAGTGCTTCACCAGCACCCTTGAATGCTTCAATCATACCGTTGATTTCGCTTAGTAAGCTAATAGCAACTGGCAAATCTTGAAGATCCACTTTTCCATCGGCCATAACTTTTTTTGCTGATACACCGATCACTTCAATTTTTTCTAAGATTAGGATGATTTTATCAATATCCATATTACCCTCCATAGGTTTATATTGTCCTGTAAGGTATTTGTATTGAGGCTATCAAGTCTCGTCTACTACTTACTGGCTTTATTCTAACTCTTGCATCTATTTTTGCAAGTTCTTCCTTGCTCATTTTTAAAGAATTACTTCCAGCTCCACCAGCTTCTATCATATAATGCTTACCTTCTAATAAACCAAGTGATATTGCGGTGTGTGTCGCCTTTCCATTCTTACCAAAGAACAATATTGAATCGCACATAACGTCACTGGATGCATTGCCATTCGTTTCGCAATACTCCATAAGTGAGTTAGCTGTCATATCTGGTAAAGTTAAGCCTACATCATGTAGACTCTTTAAAACAAAACCAGAACAATCAAGTCCATCGTAGTTATTTCCACCCCACCTATAGGGCACATTTAGATATTGCATAGCCATCAATGTTAAAAGTGTTGTGGTCACTATCTTCCCTCGTGCTTGCTTTGACAATCTTCAACCAGGCTTAACATCTGCATCTGTCCACCTTCTAATGCATGTAATCTCTCTCTTACCTTGATTAGTTCTGTCTCGTTCTTGTGGTGTCGGTCTGAGTTAAGTCTACTTCTCTCTTCTGTCGCATCATGGTTAGCTATTAATACGGCCAACTTCAATTCAACGTCTGATATTTTCTCCAAGGTCTTTCTGGCAAAGAACGAGTTGATTACCAATAGCCCTGACATTATTGCTCCACCTATTGATACTATTATTTCTATTGCCATTGTTGCTCCATTATTTAGTAGTTGGTACTTCGGTTATTGTTGCAAAACTGTCATTAGCCTGTAGAGTAGTATTAAAAGCCCTTCCATGATAAACCTGAATAACTCCCGTTGCACCTGATGCCATATATACCTGTCTACATCCATACGTGAAAATAGGTCTTGCTCCCGTTTGCCATACATATTGAGAACCACTTAAAAAGTGACTAACTCCACCAGTCAAAAACTTTGCTGTAATTAGCATAGGAGCTGTCCAGGTCACTGATCCCCAGGAAGATGCATGACATATTCTATAATGTGCCGACCTCGGAGCTGTGAAAGTATCTGTGCCAAGATCAAAATTTCCACTAGGATCTGATGAGCTTTCGATTATGTTATAGTTTACTGTTGCTGTGGCATAACCAGCAACTATCTGGTTAGTTGTGACTGTTATGCTTAAGTGAACCAAGTTGTCACCACCACCAACTGCCCCCCAACTAGAACCATCATATGCTTCCATAGAACTTGCCGTTGTACTCCATCTTATCATACCACTTTCTGGTGAAGGTGGTCTTGCTCCAGAATTTCCTTTTGGTAAAAGAAGGGCTGTAGCTGAGTCTATCTTAAGTGTACCGTCTCCCGATGGAGCTATAGATATATCTTGTGTAACGGCATTATTAGGTGTGCCTATGTTTGTTAACTTTACCGTTGTCTGACTACTATCTATTGCAATGGCATAGAAAGAAATAAGTGTTAAAGTAACTGTTAAAGTAAGTGTTAATAGTTTTCTATAATTCATATTAAAAATTCCTTGATGTTTCAATATAACGATCTTCCGTTGCGTCATATACAAAATTGATTATGTCATTGTTT